GGTGCTGGTAAAATTTCTTTCAGCTTTAAAAAATGCAATGGCCTTGCCGGATCATTATTCAGATTCCAAGCCGCCACTGCGCCCCATGCTGCCGCCCATTCTTCCGGTGCATTTGGACTATCTACCATTCCAATAAGTGTATTGTGAGGGCTATTGCGACTATTTCCAATGGCGGTACAACTTGTATAGCTTGCCCTTACACAAGCAAATCCATGTCCTTGTAAATCTTCAAGTGGATCAAATCTGCCCTCGAGTTGTGTTTCAATTTCAGTTAAGTTAGCAGTATCAATAAAGGGCTGAATAATATAATGAAATTGTTCTCCTCCGATTACTGCCCAGGCATCTCCGAGGTCTGGGCCACCAGTACCATCAGCCATTGAAATAGAATGAAGAGAAGAAAGAGATGCAGCCGTAAAAATATGTTGCGGAGTAGATTGCCCTTCATAATAATTAACACGCACATCTATATAATTTCCTACTAAACCAGAACAAACCGCGCTAAGGTGCAGTACCCCGCTATCTGCCGTGCTTTGCGCAGCAACAACTGGTAACTCTGAATTTTCATTTATAAGGCTCATATAACGAACCACCGTACTACCACAACTTTCGCCTGAAACAAGAGTATGCTGAATCTCAACTCCATTAATCATGAGATAAAATGTACCTGTCCCAGAATATCCATCAGCAGAAATTACCGCACCAGAAAAATCAACTGTGGTTGAAGCCTCAAGTGCCGTATGATCGCTACCAATCGCCATAGCAAAAAGTTCTGTATTTGGATTATTCTCTTTAAATTTATTACACATCCGAGCAGCAATTGAACCAAGGCCAAAATAACCATCCGCTAAATTATCTCTTGAAATAGCCGCTAACGTATCATAAGGAAGTGTTCCTTCGGCTACTTTTTGTCCGATGATAAGCACCTTATGGGGATTCTGAATAAGCCCTTTTAATGCCCTGGAATTATCAATCTCCGCATAAGCATCAGGAACCCGTAATGTATCTGGAATATTATTGAATGATATAGCCATGTTTTAGTCTCCTTTATATCCCTTGACTTCTTTTTTATCTCTAAACTTTCTATGAACTTTCTTTTGGACAATAGATGGGGCACCAATCTTAACGGATTTATCCCTGATACGACGCCTCCAATATCGGCCTTCAGAACCAAGCAATGATAACATTTTTCCTTCTATTGGCAATGGCTCTTTTGTTTTTGGATCACGTACTATTGCTCCTTTATTAGGAATTAAAAATGCTACTTGCATATCTGTCTCCTTAATTAATCCTTAAAAGCATCAAAACGAATTCCAAATCCCTTACCAAATGGACCATCAACATCGGGATTAGAAGTAAAATCAATAACACTTGTCATATCGGGATCATTGGGCATATATGGAATCGAACGGTCCTAAATCATCTGCCCCAACATCAACTCCATCATCATCATCAATTCTTGTTTCTGTAAAAAATTCAAATTGATACCATAGATAGGCCCTGTTTAATCCTGCTACCCGCCCACCGGCATATGAAATAAGATTTTCTGTTCCCGGTATTTGCCAGCCCAATATAGCCCTAAATATTTCCGCGCGAACATCATATAATTTATCATAAGCGGTGAGTCCCGATTTATCACTATCAGAAGATCCATTATCCAATGCTACTATCACCCCAAACTGCTCATTGATTTTCTGACTAATACTATTATCTAAAGCATTGGCATTGGCGGTTTCATTTAATTGAACAACAAACGCAGATTCTTTCAATAATGTATATTCAAGAGCCTGTGCTAATTGAGCTGTGCCAAAAACACGATTCTCAAATCGAGTCTCCTCAAGTCTTAATTTTAGGGCAATGGGGCCGATTTTCATATTGTTTTATTTTTTACCGCAACCACCTTTTGTATTTTTACAACCACTGCGGCCTTTGTTTTTTTGACATCCGCCACCACTTCTATCTTTTTTTGGTGTTCCTTTTGGCATTTAATCCTCCAAAAAATAAAAATTCTTATTATTATATATAATATATTTTTACGAAAAAATCAAGTTTTATTTTTATTTGAAAGGTTTCTTAATTAATTCGAAAACGCTCTCTCCAATATCGTCAATAATTTCTTTATGGTGTTTTTCAACTGCCGGTCCCAAAAAGGGTCGAGGTTCCATTTTTTTAGAAGTAAGAAGATGTTCTGGACTAAACATATGTGTTCCTGCCTCAAGATATTCTGCATATGGAGCTCCACCTTCCACCCCAACCTCAATTTCCATTTTTCGGACATCAAACATAATTGATCTAACAAGTTCACCGCTGTCAATTGCAGGTGGATTTCCTGGGGAAGACGCTATATGTGTTTTTTTACCCCTTCTATAATGTTTCCCTGTTTTTGGTGTATTTCTCATTGACATAATTATTGTATTACGAATATCAATTGCCCCTTGTCCAAGTCTTTGGGTTATTGCATCTGGAATTTCATCAACTTTCTTAAATAATTCCCCAGCTATTTTATCCAGTTTCTTATTTAATTTATCAAGCCTTTTGTCTTCGATCATTCTGGCCATCCCGTTCCGCGCTCTTCAATTTCTTCTGCCCCGATCTTCAAATATTCTCTTTGCTCTTTATTATCTGTAACCCCATGAATACGAAATAATCTTCCTTTAACTATCGAACCCCTTTGTAAAAAAAGAAAATAATCAGACTTTAATGGGGCAAGATCTTCTATCGAATCAAACCCCTCTGAAAATCCTTTGGCAAAATCCCGGCCAAGAGACTCCACTGCACTTTTTCTACAAATAAATTCATGTGTTATATTTTCATTGATCTGTTCTCCCCTTACATATTCCGAGCCTCGACCTGCAAATCTTGAGGGCTTGAATCCCATCCATACAGTTAATAAAACATCAAAAGAAAAATCAAATCCACCATTATCATTAGCAATTTGAATTGGCTTTCCTATCTGAACACGTTCTTTAAGTTGTGGTAAAATCCAAGTCATAATTTTGATACCTCATATAAAAACTCATCAAATCTGCCTTTTGTTTTTCCCCAAAAAGGAATTTCATCGGCAAGTTCCCATTCTTTAATAGTACTATGAAATTGTTCTTTTTTAAAGCGATTTTGCGTAAAATTATTTGAATGTCGTATATCTACAACAGGATGTTCTGATTTAAAAGTTTTTACTTTATAATGCCTGACCCCTTCGTATTTTCGCTTTCCAATTGCATGTCCCATGCGTTTGCGAGAATAGCCTTCTTTTTCAACCAAGGCAACAAAATCAGTAAGATGATTTAATAAAGTTTCTTTGTAAGCTACAATATGAGAATTACACCACGAAACATAATGTAGGGCTTGTCCATTTTTTGCATCAACTGCCCACCGATTAAGGTTATAAAATATTTGATCTTTTTTTGGAGGAACAAAATCAAAATGGCTTTGATGATAAAAGACATCGTGTTCGATTAAAAAAATTATATCCGCTGTGCTTGCCTGCAATCCTGCCAAGATTTGTTTATACATACTGGCGGATGTTCGGGGCAAATCCATAACAATATTTTCCCCGAAATCTATTGGATAATGAGAAACAGAAACAATTGGCCAAGTAGGGCATAACTTTTTTAATTGATTTCTACAAACCTGCATTATTCGTTCTTCGCATCTATTATCGGTATAATACACCAATCCCTTTGTTGGTTTATTTATTTTTGATTCATTATGAACCCCTTCCCAATCCGGAACCGGAGCATATTTATTTATAAGCCATTGTAAATCATGCACCGCCAACGGCCATTTATTATTTTTCCAGATATCATTTGAATACTTTCTTGCATTCTGTACTTGCCGTCCCGATTGCTTATAAGGAAAACTAAACCCCTTCCCCGTTCTAAACATATGAGCAAACCAAGTTTTCTTATTTGCCATATGTCGCCCACCAGAAAGTTGTGATTTACAAGCAATTTCTGTTCCAAATTGGCCCCATGATCCGTGCTCTTCATCCAAGCCACCAAGATCAAAAAAACGTTCCCTATGCATAAAAAAACAAGCGCCGATACTACTCATTGTATCTGCAATGTCTTCTTTTGCTTCTGGCCGTTTCCCATATGCCCGCCAATATTGAAATTTCATATTATTATCAAATCTGGCAAAATCAGATCTTCTACTTTTACGACGTTGCCAAATAATAACTTTTTCAAAATCTTTTGTATTATCGCATTTTTCACAACTTGTGGGATCTGCCCCTTGATAAGTTTGATTGCCACATTTATTACATTTCCAATCAAATGCATGAAGATTATACATCCTTGGAATAACCGTCCAATCATATTCGCAGTCTTCCATCAATTTAACATCAAATCCCTTATCAACAGAGCAATGGGCATCTAATTTCATTACAAATTTAGCATTAGATAATTTTGCTGCTTCATTTACTGCCGCCCTCTGCCCTATGGATTCCGAATGATAAATTAATCTAACTCTTGGATGATCTTTTATTGGTGGATCTGCCCATTCTCCATCACAAACAGCAATGATTTCTGTATCGGCTTTAATATTCTCAAGAATATTTTTAATTGTTTTTGCCAAAAATTCTTCGTTTCTTGACGGAATTAAAATACTAAGATCCATTTCTTTCCTCAATTAATAATTATATCTTTTTCTTCCGTTATAATCCAATCATCTCCAGCAATATCCCCCGAAGAAACTATCAAGGGATGAAACTTTTTATCATCCGATCTATAAACCATTAATTTTTCATCTATTATAACCAAACGTGCATTTTTATCTTCCCATTCCAATCGCCTAACATACTTGCCTTCTAATGCTTCTTTCATTGCATCCCCAAAACTCATCTTTGAAAACGTAACTTTATCGATACCTGTTCCTGGACTTTGATTCATATTTCCTCCTATTCCGATTGTGTCGTTTCCCGACATATAAATTTCTATTTCTTTTATGCCAACATACTCAAATAGATCCCTCATTCCATCTGGAAAATATCTATATGTATCTAATGGATGCCGATGTTCCTTGTGCGTATTTGGAACTATGATGCAAATATAGGTCTTAAAATATCGTTTAAGAAATCTCAACCAATCCCAAGGCCGTTTAACGTGTTCCATAGTTTGACCAGAGATTACAATATCATAAACCCCTCTGATATTTTCGTATCCCACTATATCAACATTTTCGCCGGGGATTACATCCATTCCGGTATAATTAAAATCAGGCTCAAAAATATCTCTATAAGTATCTTTCTTTGTCTTCATAATTTGCATAGAACCAACATCAAGAACAGTTGCCTCATTCATCCCAGAAAGATAATTATCTCTAAATTTTTGCATCTCTATCAATGAATTTCTATGCATTTATATTCCAAATTCTCGCTTTAAATCTATTGCTTTTCCCCAATGAGGCAATGATTTCTCCGGAAACACCCCTCTGATTGTACCCGTCATTCTTCTTAAGCTATGGCCAGTCTTAATATTTATAATTGGAAGAGGGGACTCAAAAGGAATCCATCCCGTTTTCCTATTGACAATATCTTTTCTTTCGATAAGTGGAGGTCCAAGAATTTCTTTTATGCGATTAATCAAATATTTTCTTCCTGATATTTGTCCGCACAAACTATATGCTTTTTTTCTATAATGATTCCAACTATACGATGATATCCACAGATTGGTATAACGATATACTGCATTTATATTATCGGGCTTAAAATCAAAATAGCCAGTTGGAGGATAAAGGCAATCTGCTTCTGCCTGAGCAATAAATGGAGTATCTGCCGCTTCGCACCCTATCAAAAGTTGCTTTAATATATTTTCATCAGATGCCCCAATATCACCAACACAAATATTATATCCAAATTCTATCGGCTTTTGCGATACAGATATGAGAGGTAATTCTCCAATCGCCTCAAATAACTTTGCCCTTATTTTCTGTTCAAATTCTTTCTTTTCTTGATTAGATGTATAATAAATTACAGTTATCATGTCTTTACCCAAAACCAAGAAGGAAATGCGGAATTACGGGTTTGCGATTTTATCTCCAATGGCAAATCCGCCTTTTTGTCCGTGATATAAACAGGACGAATCCCATTTGCCTTAACATAATCATCAACGGCCAATCTAACCCTTATTTTATGCCTTTGATCATGATAATAATCATGTCCACTTACAATACCGCCCTTCCTTATCTTTCTGTTCCAAAGAATAATATCGAGCATTGGCATATCATAATCGTGTTCGGCATCTATATATACAAAATCCAACGAACCATCGGGAATTTCTTTAATAGCCTCCTCGCTCAACATTTCTAACCACTGTGCATTTTTACCCTTCATTCTACGATGGGCTCTTCGGCGAGCATTTACAATCCTATTTTCTCCCCTTGCTTTGCGAACATAATCATAATTTTTATATGGATCAACAAGAAACATTTTTATACCAGGAATATTATCAAATATATTTAATGCATTTCTCCCCTCCCATACTCCAATTTCAGCCCCAACTTTAAATCCTAATTCTGCAAAGAGTTTATACATATCAATTCTGGCAACCCCGTCAAGCTTTATATGAGATTCTTTCGGGCAATGGCCGTATTTTTCTTGTATATATTTGCTGGTATCTATTTCTTTTACCCAACTTGGAACAGGAGAAAACCTATCTACCAGCCATCTCAATTTTCTTTTTTGCCCTGGCCATTTATCATTCATCCAAAGATCAGTGGCAAATTCAACAGATTTCTTTTTTTCAGATCTATTACTTATAACATATTCTTTTGGTTTTGACCAATGTGCATACCACGTTTTACGATTAAGCATATATCTTCCACCAGATAACCATGCCTTTAAACAAACCTCTTGGGCCTCTCTGCCCATGCTGCCATAATTAATTTCGTCTAATCCGCCTAAATCTAAAAATCTTTGACGATGCATAAACCAACAAGAACCTTGCGAGGTCATTAAATCTGCAATTCTTTTTCCTTTAACTCTCTTTGAATACTCAGTCCAATTTTTTCCTTTGAGGGTATTTTTTTCAATGTATTGAAAGTCATAAATCTTATTAGTTCTTTCCCATTTATCAACATCAAGCCCATATCTTCTCGGAACTATCGTCCAATCATATTTACAATTCCCGGCCAATTTTATATCAAAATCCTTATCAAAACAACAATGGGCATCACACTTCATTAAATATTTGCCCTTGGCTATTCTTGCAGCGGCATTGATACTTGGCCTCATCCCTTCTGATTCCGAATTATGAATTAAGATAACCCGCTGATCATCTTTAATTATTGGATCAGGCCACCATCCATCTAAAACAACTATAATTTCGATATCTCCGCCTGCGGAATTCAAAAGGCTATCAATTGTCTTTTGAAGGTATGGCTCATTTCTGGCGGGTATTATAACTGATATTTTATCCATTTCTCTCCTTATTTTTTATAGAATCGTACTCAATTAAACGATGAACTAATTTCTGCCATCCATCACTACGATTATGTCCTTTAATCACCCCATTTGCAATTCTGCGGGCATTAATATAAACCCCATAATTATAATTGGCTAATTTATTAGATCCCGTACTATCGTTGTGAATTTTTATTATTAACACTTCTCTCCTTATATATTATAAGAAAAATCTAAAGTTTTTAAAATAATTTTTATTTATTTCCATTTTTTATTTACGACAAAACTAATCACCTCGCTTAATCCACTCCACCCGCCCGGGAAAACAAGATTTCCATGTATAAGATAGGTTCCCGCAACATCCAGATCATCGGCCGCGGTAATATATCTTAAATATCTATCATTATATATACTCGCCGCCCAGGTTACTTCGACCCCATCTTTCAAAACAAGCATTTCATAAGTTGTAGCCTCACTGATATCCTCTTGCATATCTACTATAATTTCAAGACCAACATCCCCTGCATAAATTTTATTTGCCATGATTATATTCTCCGTAAATGCACTCTTGATTCGAGTTCAATATTTTTTGTTAGCGATGAACCTAAATTAATCCCCCTCATTAAACTGGATTCCAATGCTATATTTTTTGCCAATGATGAAAATAAGTATAAAACCTCCACTACCTCTATGCTTGGAGATGGACTTGGAGATATTGAAGGACTTAGACTTAAAGATATGGAAGCAGAAAACGAAGGACTGACACTCGGGCTAATGCTCGCCGAAGGCGATACACTTGCCGAAATACTTGGGCTAAGTGAAGAGGATGGACTAACACTGGCCGAAATTGATAGCGAAATACTCGGCGAAACTGAGGCTGAAATACTTAAACTAATTGATGGGCTCAGGCTTGGGCTCTGAGATGAAGAAATACTTAAACTAATCGAAGGGCTTAAACTTGAACTGATACTCAATGAAATTGATGGAGAAATACTTGAACTAATTGATAAAGAAACTGAAGAAGAAATACTTGGGCTCAAACTCGCCGAAGGCGAAACTGAGGCAGAAATTGAAGCACTTTCTGATGGAGATTCAGAAGCAGATGGAGAAATAGATGCCGAAATTGAAAGAGAAATTGACGGAGACTCAGAGGCGCTTGGACTAACACTTGCGGAAATACTTAATGAAATACTTGCACTCGCCGAAGGCGAAACCGAGGCGGAAATTGAAGCACTTTCTGAAGGAGATTCGGAGGCACTTGGGCTTAAAGAAATTGAAGCTGATATACTTGAACTCGGGCTTACTGATGGACTTATTGATGATGATTCAGAGGCACTTGGAGAAAGGGAAATTGATGCACTACCCCCTGATGGCGAAATTGATGCACTTGGACTTTCAGAAGCAGAAATACTCGGCGATTCGGAAGCTGATGGAGATTGACTTGCTGAAATAGAAGGGCTGATACTTAAACTTATCGAAGAACTTATACTTAAAGAAATACTTGGACTCAAACTCGCCGAAGGCGAAACTGAGGCAGAAATTGACGGGCTGATGCTCAAAGAAATCGAAGGGGATCCCGAAGGAGATTCTGAGGCAGATGGACTAATACTTGCAGAAAGCGATAAAGAAATCGAGGAACTAATTGATAAAGAAATACTCGCCGATGGGCTAATACTCGGGCTGGCAGAAGAACTAATTGATGCACTACCACCTGATGGAGAAATCGAAGAACTCGGACTTACAGATGATGAAACACTTGCTGAAATCGACGATGAAGGAGAAATACTTGGACTAACACTGGCCGAAATTGATAACGAAATACTTGGACTCAAACTCGCCGAAGGCGAAACTGAGGCAGAAATACTTAAAGAAATACTTGGACTCAAACTCGCCGAAGGCGAAACTGAGGCAGAAATACTTAAACTAATTGATGGACTCAAACTCGCCGAAGGCGAAACTGAGGCAGAAATACTTAAAGAAATACTTGGACTCAAACTCGCCGAAGGCGAAACTGAGGCAGAAATACTTAAAGAAATACTTGGACTCAAGCTCGCCGAAGGCGAAACTGAGGCGGAAATACTTAAAGAAATACTTGGACTCAAACTCGCCGAAGGCGAAACTGAGGCAGAAATACTTAAAGAAATACTTGGAGATTCGGAAGCAGAAATACTTAAACTGATTGATGGACTCAAACTCGCCGAAGGCGAAACTGAGGCAGAAATTGATGGACTTATTGATACCGATGCACAAATATTTGTTTCCGCTGTCCCAGAATTACAAGCCCCACGATCCCATGTCCAAATTCCTGCCGGTGGAGTAGAAGGAGAAACACTGGCACTGATTGATGATGATGGAGACACACTTGAACTTATACTCGGTGATTCAGACGCACTTGGGCTTTGAGATGCCGAAATACTGGAACTTTCCGAAGCAGAAATTGAAAAAGATTCGGAAGCACTTGGAGAGGCCGATACCGAAGCCGATATTGAAGGGCTAATCGTTGGAGATTCAGAAGCAGATATCGAAGATGAAATACTTGATGATATACTCAACGATATTGAAGGAGATAAACTCGCCGAAGGCGAAACAGAGGCGGAAATACTTAAACTAATTGATGGACTCAAACTCGCCGAAGGCGATTCGGAGGCTGAAATGCTTAAACTGATTGATGGACTCAAACTCGCCGAAGGCGAAACTGAGGCTGAAATGCTTAAACTGATTGATGGGCTCAAACTCGCCGAAGGCGAAACTGAGGCAGAGATTGAAGCAGAAATCGACAATGATATCGAAAGGCTTTCAGAAGCGCTCGGGCTCGCCGAAATCGAAGCAGAAGCACTTGAACTGATTGAAGATGATGGGCTTATACTTGGGCTTACACTTGCCGAAATAGACGGAGAAATCGAAGATGACGGCGATATAGACGGTGATATAGACGACGATATAGATAAAGAAACAGATGGAGATTGACTTGCTGAAATCGAAGGGCTTTGAGTCGCCGAAGGCGAAGCAGAAATACTTGAGCTCGGCGAAACTGAAGCTGAAATACTTAGAGAAACACTCGGTGATTCTGATGCCGAAGGACTCTGACTTGCGGAAATTGATAAAGAAGCCGAGGCTGAGATCGAAGAACTTGGACTTTCTGAAGCAGATATAGAGGCCGAAAATGAAGGAGAAACTGAAGAACTTGGACTCGGGGTTGAAGAAACCGAAGGCGAAGCACTTGCAGAAATACTTAAACTGATTGATGGACTCAAACTCGCCGAAGGCGAAACTGAGGCAGAAATACTTAAAGAAATACTTGGACTCAAAGATGAACTTGGACTAACACTGGCCGACTGACTGGCTGAAATTGAAGCCGAAATAGAAAGGCTTATACTTGGACTAAGCGAAGATGATGGACTGATGCTCGAGCTCTCTGACGCCGAAATACTCAAAGAAATACTCGATGACGGAGATTCAGAAGCACTTGAGCTTAATGAAATCGAAGCCGATATACTCAGTGATATCGAAGCACTTTCTGATAAACTGACACTTGCCGATGGGCTTTGAGATGCCGAAATTGAAAGAGAAATTGAAGGGCTTTGTGTCGCCGAAGGAGATGCCGAAATAGAGGCAGAAATGCTTGGGCTTTCCGAAGCAGAAATACTTGATGAAATCGAAGGCGAAACCGATGGAGATTCTGAAGGAGAAATCGAAGCCGAAAATGACGACCCTTCCATCTTTATTGTTGCGGCAACAGCATTAACACAAACTTGCGTAGCAGAATTACTATAAACCTGAAATGTATAAGTACTTCCAGGGGTAGCATTTGCTGTATCTAATGCCCATTGAACTTGATACCATTGCTCACCCGAAACGGTATCAGTTACAATAGCAGCATCGGTACATTCGCGACCACTTTCAAGGGCTCCACTACACACAATCGTTGGGCCGGTTAAACCCCTGTCTGTTGCAACAGCATCATTTACAAGAGTTGTATCCTCAGTATAATTAATTTCTGTGACATCTGTAACATCATTAAAGCCTTCGGAATCTTTATCAAATTGAAGTTTTAAAGATGAGGCAAGAAGATCTTTATTACATGCACCATCACGAAACAATAACGTAATGAGAATAAAAGGGTCACCAATTACCCAATTAATAACCGGGGTATTCTCATTTTCTACTTGACCAGATTCATCCCCATGCCAAATCTGAGATGCACCGTGAGTTTCTATGTAATAACTACCCATTTTTTAAAAATACTCTATTGAACATCCAGGGACATTGCCCTTTAAAGGATCAGTAAGACATGTAAAAGGTTTTTGTAATCCAGCGGTACAAATCCACTTATCTCTATCTTTTTTCAAAGCATTACATTTTCCCTCATCATCAGATCCCCAAGGAGTTTGAAGATCAGAAACATCCAAACAACATTCTCCACATTGAACACACCTTGTTTTCTTAATTAATGCTTTTTGTCTTGGAATTTTAATAGCAACCATCTCTTGATCTGCTAAAATCATAATAGTTCTTTTTTTTGTCCAATCAGGCAAAGCCTTGATCAAAGCATCAAATTCTTTTTTCATTTTCTTTCCTTTATAATTTTATGAAACAAATAATATCAACAAATATATATTTCTCTCATCTGTCCATTTTGGTAAATCAAATTCTTTAAGCTTCATCTAATATAGCATTCCCTCCTTCATCTAATATGGCAAAACCCCCTTCATCTTGTATCTCTACCATCGGCGGGCAATCTGGATAATCCGCAATTGCAGCCGTCCAGACAGCACATTCTACGCTGTTATTTACTATTTTAAGCTCCCAGTTAACCCCTACACAAACTAAACTGATCACAAGGTTTCCTGATGTATATTCCCATACACAAGTATTGCCTACTTGTTGAAGTGAATATGTTGTATTATAATTAGAACAATCAATTTCGCAGGTACCCGAAAGTCCAGAAAAGGTAGCCTTATAACAATCCTCGCATGTTGCGCAATCTATTGGACAGCTTGGGCTTGGCGAAACAGACGCGCTTATTGAGGCACTTGGTGTGGCCGAAGGCGATTCGGAGGCAGAAATACTTAAACTAATTGATGGACTCAAACTCGCCGAAGGCGAAACTGAGGCAGAAATACTTAAACTAATTGATGGACTCAAACTCGCCGAAGGCGAAACAGAGGCGGAAATACTTAAACTAATTGATGGACTCAAACTCGCCGAAGGCGATTCGGAGGCTGAAATACTTAAAGAAATACTTGGGCTTGGGGTTGAAGAAGCAGATGGAGAAATAGATGCCGAAAAAGATGATCCTGCCGCCGTATATTCATCAGCACTAACATCCCAAGTGCTCGTTCTTGCATCTCCATCCATATTATCTGAATAAAGAGAACCACCTTCTGGATTATCCGTACCGTTTCCGACAAGTCCACTTCCAACAAGTAAAGTAAAATCTCCATTTTCTGCGTCTTCAAAATCATCAGGCCAATATTGACCGCCACCGCTTTCTGCTACATTATTTGTTCCATCATTATCATCAGAAGCGCAATGATCTATCGTGCCAATCGTTCCAGCAAAATCGGCAGATGCTGTGGTAATATTAAAAACAGCAGTATTATATACAGCAATGGTTCCCGCAACTCCGTTTATCCCTTCCATGCCTTGATGGACTGTGCAATTATAAACGTTGGCAGTATTACAGAGCAAATACATTCCAGAGCAAGAAGCATTATCATCGTTAACCCCTGTAACAACTGTATTCCAAATTGTAAAATTTACATCAGTATCACCACCACGAATACCACGATTACGAAAAGATGCATCAAGATTTGCTTTAACATAGCAATTGCCAATCCAAATTGCATTAGTTGCCCCTGTATTTACGGCATAAATAGGACACTCATAATTTGCGTCAATATCTGCGGTTTCAATTTGAAGATCAATAAGACGAACATGTGAATCATAAAGAGCCAATGCGAAATCATTGGAAACAGTTAATAAATACTTGCCTGTATCTATTCCAGAAATATTAGCCTTATCTGTCGCCGCCGCTTGAATTTGTAAATAATCAGTTGCAGACATAGTCCAGCCATCAACAACAACAGCAGATGTATCATCTGTTACCCCTCTGCACCAGATAATCATATAATCATTAGCAGTATCAAGATTTGTCTCAAGACCAGCTTCGGCAAGGGCAAGTGTTAAATAAGCATTTGCCCATGTCGTACCATCACCATCTCCACCAACAACATCTGTATCTACATATCTTTCAATTAAAGCCATATTATTCTGTCTTTATAATAATATTATTCAAAAAATCATGTGTAGAAAGTTCAAAAGCCCTACCAAAAGCATTAACTAAAGGTTCAAGAAAATCAGGATTTAAAGCAAG